AAAAATGCCCGCCAAAGCGGGCTAATTTTTTGATTTGATACGGCACGGATACAATCCGCCTTCCACTCTCTGAGCGCTAACCGCCTTCATGAACGAGAATAAAAACCTACTATTGTGGGTGCAAGCATTGCGGGGAATCGCCGCGCTCATGATTGTCATGGTGCACGCGCGGTTTTATCTCCGCGGCGAAACCGGCGAATTCATCGCCCAGAACTACTTCTACCCTGGCGCGCTGGGGGTAGATCTGTTTTTTATGTTGAGTGGATTCCTGATGGTCATAACCACGACCAACAGCGACGGTAGCTTCAGATACGCCTACGAATTTTTCTGTAAGCGGGTGGCGCGCATATGGCCCGTGTATGCATTCTCTTGCCTACTATTGCTCGTCTTCTCTCTTTACTTCCCGACTTTCGGCTTGCCTCTTTCGGAGTACCGAAAGTTCTTTGAGAGCCTATTTTTCATTCCGATCGACCCGAATGCTCCGCTGTACTTCTCGCTGCCAATCGCCGTCGCATGGACGCTATGTTTTGAATTCTATTTCTACGTCGTTTTTGGAGCTTCCCTTTTGTTCGGTAAGTGGCGATGGGTAGCTCTCGCAGTATGGTTTTTGGTGACTTTGGTGGCCATACCGATGTCGACAGGGACGTTCAATCTGAGCGTCGTTGACACCTACCGATACCTCGATTTTCGATACGCGAATCTTGCCGTGAACCCTATAGTGCTCGAGTTCATTCTCGGCATGCTCGTGGGCAAGCTGTACCTATCGGAGACCTGGTTGCCGAATCGCTATGTCATGGCTGCTCTGACCGTGGCCGCCGCTGTACTCGTAGGCGTGCTTTCCGCCACGGGCATTGCCAACTTCCATGGCCCGCTCGGCTGGGGTGGTACCGTGTTTGTCCTCTTTTTATGCATCGCCATGCTGAGTAAGGTGGTAAAGCTGGGGGCACCCGCTTGGCTGGCGTGGCTGGGGATGATTTCATATTCGCTGTATGTAACTCATCTCTTCGCATTTAATTTGCTGGATGTCGTCAGCTACATGTTGGGCTGGAAGGACGGCGACAAACCATCCCAATGGCACTTTTGGGCTAACCCAATTTTTGCTTTGGTTTTCACTGCCGTCGTCTTCCGCTACGTCGAAAACCCCGGCTCTGCTTGGCTCAAACGCGTCTTGACGACTGGATGGCCGGCCAGATCGTCAAGACGCCAAGGTGCCGCGCTATAGCGCGCCAGACTCCTCGGGTTGAGTAGAGGCAGGCTTGCTAAAAACGTTGCCGTCATAAAGGTCGGAAGCCGCCACTGCCGGCTGAATGTCGGTGACATCGATCAACCCGCCTAAGAACACGCGGGAGAAGCGTTGAACGATAGGAACGCCCTGGCCCTCGACATCGACGACTTCGGGAAGGATTTCTGCGACAACCCCATGCTGTACTCGCGCAAATATTTTCATCACGAATACTCCTTGATGACCACGATACCTGGGGAGCCAGAGCCACCAGAGCCGACGGCCCCTGCGCCAACTCGTCCTGAGCCGCTACCTCCAGCCCCGTAGCCAGTCCCCGGCGACGACTGAAGGAATCCCGCAGTGGATGATCCGAGCATAGCCCCGCCACCGCCAAAGCGTGAAGAACCACCGGCTCCGGTCAGGACTCCAGCGTTGATATAAAGACCAGCATTACCCGCAGCACCAGCGTACGAATAAGTGGCGCCAGATGGGGTAGCCCCTCCCGCACCGCCACTAGAAGTGGGGCCGGCGACCGTATTCTGTGCAGATCGGCCGGGCGCCCCACCCAGCCCACCGGCGCAGGTTAGCAACGAGCCGAATGAACTAGATCCACCAGCGACTCCGTTGACAAACCCCCCTGTACCTCCCGATCCCCCAGCCCCAACTGTCACAACTAATGAAGTTGGCACCTCCGATATCACGAGCGTCCCGTAAGATCCTGCACCACCTCCCGACGCTACGGCGATTGTGTTCGCGCTGAGATCCGCTTCCGTACCGCCACCACCGCCACCGCCCGCCTGCACCTCTACGACGATTCGCGATGTACCAGGAGTAGGCGTGTAGGTTGCGGTCGACGTGAAAACTCGAATACCCAAGAACTGACCGCTGAGTGGATTCACCCACGAGGAGTCACTGCCTGGTTCATTCGAATTGTTGTTAATCGCTGAGCGAAAAACGATGCCCCCATGGCTCACCCAAGCTCCAATAGGCCAGCCACCGTCGATGGGCTGCCAGGAGGCGAAACCGTTGAGCTGGATGTCACCCAGACCCTCAGTGACCTCACCCAAAATGCCGTTCATCTCCTGGCGGCCAACGGGACGGTAATTGGCGTCGTCATTGGGCAGCTCATAGTCCGGCGTCCAGCCGGCCTGCAAGGACACCTTGCCATCCGGCTGGTCCGCTGTGGCCAGCGCCTCTTTGTCGCCAGTCGCCGCAAACGGCGTCTTATAGATCCTGGTAGCCATTTATGCTCCGAAGTTTCCGTTTTCAAAATTGAGATGGTTGGGGCCGAACCCCCAGGAAGGCCGCACTTGAACCGCCCACTGAACACCGACCGTCGACGGTCTGGGCAGGATGTCAGTGCGTTCTAGCAAGCGCCGGAGCCTGTAATCCGGCGTGCTGGTGAACATGAAGGTGATGTTCATGTCGTAGTGGTCAAACACCGACGCCGACCCGGGGCCGAACACGCTGTCCAGCGCCAGGTTGATGTTGGGCGCGGTGGGGCGCATGGTCAGCTGGAACCAGCGCAGTTTCAAAAGCTTGCGCGCCGATTCGATATCGAGGCTCACCTGGCCATCGGATGCCCGCCCGAAGTTGCCGTTGCCGAAATTCTTGTTCTCGGTGCCAAAGCCGAATACACCCTCTACGCGGCGCGCCTCCCCTATCTCCAGGGATACCCCCAGAATCCGGGCCCACACTGCCAGACCAAACTCGTTGGCGGTGTCCAGATCGAACACGTCCCGGTGCCAGTTTCGCCAGAACTGATCTTGATGGCTGTCAATCCATGCCTGATCGTTCAGGGCCAAGCCCACCGGCTGCTGCGCGCCCTCGTACTGCCATAGGATCGACCGCATGAGGTCGACGGAGAAGTCGAATTGCTGGGTTCCGCTCATGTGATAACCACCTGGATCGAGCTGCGCTGCGTCCGTGCTATCTGGTCGGGCGAAATGTCCATCGTGTCTGCGGACCAGACGCCGGAGCCCACCACCGACAGTTCCACCTTCTTCACGAAGATGGTCGGTTCCTGCTGGTTGATGGCGCTGGCGATCTCGAACGTCGACACGTCGCTACCGACAACAAAACTAACGTCGCCCTCGATGTCGCCGCTGACGTAATGCATGACCAGGTCAGGAATCAGCTGCTGGACGTCCAGTGAGCTTTCCCGCACCGTCACCCGGATCAGCAGCGCGACTTCCTCGGGCCGATCAAACTTGACCTCGTACAGCCGGCCGTTCACCGGGTCAGGTACTTGGACCACGACCCCGCCGTTGTATCCGCCGCCGACGGTCTTGGTCTCGGATAGTGCCTGGGCAACTTCCTGGTCCGTGCCGCCCTCCACGCACGCCCAGACGCTATGCTTGCGCATCGCGATGCCATCGATGACTTGGTCGACGTCCGCATAGTTCTCCAGGTAGTAGCACGACCGCACCGCCTCGATGCTGTACAGCCGAGACACGATCGCCTCATTGATCGAGGTCGTCTGGAGCGCAAGGGTCTGCGCGCGCCGACGCCGCAATAGGACGTCGTTCTCCTCCACCTGGCCCGGGATCGCAGCGTCGGTGTTGGTTATCGTCTCCCACCCCAAGACGCTGGAGGCCACTGTGGTCAGGCCCCCTGGCGGCACGACGATTTCGCCATCCTGCAGCGCGCGGAGATTGCCCGAAGCTGTGCCAGCTGCATCCAACACGACCGTCGCCACCAGTTCGAACTGCTCCCCCTGCCCTGTTTCGGCGATGGATCCAGCCGGCACGTTCGTTCCCGGGACGCCGCCCAGCAGCGCACCGACGATCAGCGACCGAACGCTGCTGCGCCGCCGGCCGCCGGTCAGGGCTACGAGGGAGTCCAGGAATACGCCGCCCGAGAGATTTGGGTTGATCTGGTTGGCCAGTTCGGCGTTGTTCCGGGCGATCGCGTCCCGCTCCTCAGTGATGCGGGTGATCAGCATGCCCTGAGGCGTCGCCGGGTCAGTAGGCATGTCCTCACCGAACACCGCCCGGAACTCGGCCTCCACCTGGGCCCGCGTCGTGGCCGTATCCGCGACGATGACGCCGCGATTTGCGATGAAACTGTAATCAGCCATTGATCGTTACCGTGCCGTAAGTGGTTTGGAGCGTTGCCGTGTACTTCAGCGCCTCGCCCTCGATCTGGGTGACCAGGCTCAGGATGCCCGTCACGTCCGGCGTGCCAAGCAGGCGCCGCCGCAGGGACGCTTCAAACTGCGCCAGGTTCGGCTGCTTGCTGAACGCTTCGTGCAGGAACGGGATGCCCTCGTCATAGGCGTGGATCATCTCCGCGCGTGCCGTCGCCGCGAAGTGCTTGGCTTCCTGGGCGACTGCGTCCCGGTTTCGCACCATGGCCAGGTTGCCGTTCGGAAGCATCACGAAGTTGTTGTCTTCGTCGGTTTGAAACGTGATCATCCTGCCACCCCGCCTGAAGTGCCTGGCCCGTTCTGCACATTCGTGTGCCCGTGGCCCTTGTCGATCCGGACCCCGTCGTGATCCATGCCGTGATCTGCCCGAATGGGCTTCTCGAAGTGCGTCGGGCATTTCACTGTCATTGCGTCGGTCTCCACCACGAACTCCCCACCCTTCAGAACTATCTTGCCGTCATGCAGAGCCAGGCAGGTACTGCCGTCCGTGGATTGCAGGACGAGCGCGTCCGCGTTCTCGCCGTCGATCGCCCAATCCTTGATCGTGTCTGGAAAGAACATCGCGTCCGAGAACGAATGCAGACGCTCGGTGTTGGGCCAGTCCTCCCGGCCGCCGCGCTGGAACATCAGGGACACATCGCGGTCGTTCGCCTTCAGCCACCCGAAATCCCCAGGCTTGATGGGGAACCGCATGAAGAAGCCGCCGCCACCGAACCGAAACACCGGAATGTTGGGGATGCTCCCGCGGGAGATCTTCTGCCCGGTTGTCGTGCCAACCATGATCAATGGCTTGATGACCGCCCGGTTTGCGGCGTCGTCATACGAAACCACCTGGGCGGGCAACATGTCGTCCAGGTTCTCTCGGATGAACGAGCGGATCCAGGACTTCAGGACGCCAGAAAGGCTTCCGTCGTCCGCACCATCAATGTCGGGGGCTACAGTCGGCTGCATGTCGCTTGATAGAAGAATGGGTCTTCGTGGCTGGCCACGTCGAACTTCAGTTGATCGATCTTGTAGTCGCCGTTGAGCGACCGATTGAACTTGCTCTCCAGGCGCAGTGTTCCGCCCAGGACCGACTCGCCGTCGATCAGGTAGGTCACCTCCACACCCTTCTCCGTCGCCTTGGGGATGCCCACCATGCCGCTGTTCATGTTCAGGATCTTGACCCTGCCGCTCACGGCCTTGTCGAAGTCCTGCACGATCAGCCGGGCGTCGTCCACGAACGCCCGCACCCCGCCGGCTTCCGCCAGGCGATTCACCTGGCCAAGCGCGCCGCCCGTGTAGGTGTAGTTGGCGATCAGCTTGTCCAGGGCCTGGAAATCTAGCGTGGCGCTAATGTCCGTGGCGATGGCCGCGGCAATGGCAGACAGCTTTGAAGTGGCCTGGGCGCTCTTGGATACCACCACCCCGTTCGCCGCATTGCCCGTCTTGGACTTCAGGACGATATCCACGTCCGGTGGACCGCTCGGCTCAGCGCTGATGATGTCGCCGGTGTAGACCTTGAACAGCCCGGTGGAGACGCGCCCCACCTCCACGACCAACCGCTTCGGCGTCCGGTTCTGGTTGAATGGGCTCGTCTCGGTCAGCAGGAAATCACGCGTCTCGCGGCGCAGGTTCGAGATGGTCACGCTGCACTCGTTCTGCGTCGCATTGGCGTACTTCGTGCCGCTGGCCTTGATCCGCATGCCATCCGCGGCGCTGTAGTAGTTCATCCGGCCGGACACCTCGATCCCGATCCGGATGGCGCGTAGGTCAATCATCGATGCCAACCTCCGTCGGTTCCAGGTAGACCAGGGACTGCGACCGCCCGAACTCTTCCCACCACGGCAGCTCACCATCGCGCGTCAGAATCACGAAATTCCCCTGGTGGCTCAGGTGCCGGTACGGCAGGATGGGGAACTCGGCCACGACCCGCTGACCGAGCACCAGGTCAACGCCGTCGCGCCGCACGTCAGCTAGCATCGTGCCGCGCGCAACCTTGATGGACAGTTCCCACAGGACGCCATTGATCGTGGCCGAGAGCGTTTGATTCGGAACAGCCAACAGGCCAATGTCTCTCACTTGAACACCCCGCTCAATACGCTACCTTGCCGCTTCTTGCCTTCGCCCGATTCCTCGGTGGTTTGCTGTCCGCGCTTGACGGTGCTGGACTGGCTCTTGTTCTCCACCTTCGCCGGTGGAAGCTCCCCAAACTCGGGCTTGACCTCCACCCACTCCTGCATCCGGACCGGCACGTTGACCGCCGTGCCAAGCTCCGGCGTCTCATCGTGCGGCATGTCCAGGATGAGCATGTTCTCGTAGGACCGGACCTTGGTCTGCACCGTTACCAGCTTGTTCTGGTCGAACGCCTGGCGCAGGGACTCGAACTGATTCCGCGTGTCGTCGGCCAGCAGAAAGTCGATCTGGATTTCCGTCAGCTCGCGCACGACGTGGTCCGATCTCTCTGTGCCGTCCTCGACCGCGAACTTGGTGGCTCGCTTTGCCTCCCTCACCGCAACCCGCATAGGCTCGGCGGAAGCGAACAAGATCTCGAAGCTCTCAGAATCGAGGATGGCCACCTGTTGCTGCGTGGACGTCGATAGGCTGTCTGATAGCTGCATTACCGTTTCACTCCACTGGCAGAATCAGCCTGCAGGTTCTTGAGCTCGTCCTTCAGGCCGCCACCGATCGACTGGCTGATGCCCTGGGCGTCAGTCGCCTGGGTTTGGACTGTGACCTGGCCAACCTGGACATTGGTCTCCGTGTGCGTGTTGCTGGCGTTCGAAATAGCGCTCGAAGTCACCGAGTTCATGGGGTTCGCCGCGGCCTGATCAAGCTGAGTCTGCGCTGCCTTCATGTTCTCGGCGGCCTTGGCCTCCGCGTCGGACACGCCTTTCGAGACCGTGGAGGCCGTCACCTGGATGTCATCCCCGCCACCGAAGCCCAGCCATTTGCCGATCTTCGAAATCACCGACGAGACGCTATCGAACACGCCGCTGATGTATGCCCAGGCGCTCTTCACCACCCCCACAACACCCTGGAAGATGGCACCGATGGACTTCCCCATCGTGGCAAACGCATTGACTGCGCCGGATGCGAACACCTTGACGGACTCGTAAGCGCCGGTCAGCGCCGCCTTCACCCATTCGAACGCGGCTACCACCGCCTCGGCCATCGCCTTGACCGTCTCGCCGACAATGGGGTACTTCTCCGAAATCTGCCCGATCAGCGAATCGTTCCCATCCAGGAAGTTCATCACGTCGTCGTACAGCAGCGCGAACAGCGCCACCACGGCCGCGATCGGCGCCGCAACCGCGAGGAACGGAGCGATCAGCGCCCATACCGCCGCGGTGGCCGAGATCACCGCCGGTAGGAACATCGCCGTCAGGATGGTCGCCAGGCCAATGAAGAAGCCTTTGACGAAGGTGTCGTGCCGGTTCATCCATGACACGACCGCATCCAGCTTCTCGATGAACCACGTGACGGCCGGCAGGATCCAGTCCACGATGCCGCTCGTCGCCACTCCGGCGCTCTGTTTCAACTTGGCCAGGCTTTCCGAGTAAACGCGGACGCGCTCGGCCGACTCCTTGGTTACAACGCCCTGCTCCTTCTGGACGCGGAGCATGCGCTCCACTTCTTGGCGCCCCTTCAGCAGCAGCTCGACCGACCGGTTGTCGGTGATGCCCAGCTCCTTGATCCGGAAGACCGCCTGCTCTCGGCCCATTCCTTCGACGGCGCCGGCCAGCTCGACCATGCCCAGCACCGCATTCTTGGCATTGCCGTTGACGTCCTTCAGGCTGATGCCCAGCGCCTTGAAAGTCTTGGCGCGGCCAGATTCCACGTCCTGGAGTGCCTCGCCGATAGACTCGGCCATGTCCGTCAGGGAATCACGGGCGCCCTGGGCGTCCCCCCCCATGCGCTCGATCGCCTTCCCGAAGGCGTCGACATCCTCGATCGCTACGCCCAGCGCTTCGCTGGTGTTGCGGATCTGCTCAACCGTCTGCACGTGGTTGTTGAACGTCTCCAGTGCCTTGGAGGCCGCGACCGTAGCCAAAATGGCAGCACCGATCCGGGTGAAAGCACCCTTGATCTTCTGTTCCATCAGACCGGCGCGCCCCTCGGCCGTCAGCATCGACTTGCCGAACTCGTCGGTCTTCTTCTCGGACTTGTCGATCTCCTTGTTCAGCTTGGAGTTGTCCGCGTCGATGATGTAGGTCAGAGCATCCAGCAAGGCCATGTCACTTCCTCTTTTCCGCTTCCATCGCGCGGATCTCGTTGACCTTGTTGGTCGTGGCGATTTCCCAGAGGTCCATCGCCTCCTCCAGGTCTATTTCGGTTTTGAGCTCGACGAGTCGGGCGAGTCCTGAGCTGACAATTGACCCAATAAAGGGGTCAGCATTGGCATAATCGAGTGGAGACACTTTTCCAGCAGGCAATCGAGGAAACCGCGCTGCCCGCCGAGTCCGAAAAAACCGGTGTTCTCCTCGATCATCTCGACCTCCAGCTTCATGAGCTGGATACCGTCGTCGACGTGGTTGTCGATGAGTGCCTGGGTGGTCAGGCGCTGCTCGCGCCCGTCCAGGTCCACTGCCACGTAGCCCATGAGCTTCTTCATGACCTCTTCTGAGGTCTGGTAGTCGCCCAGCTTGGGGATGTTCGACAGCGGGTACTTGGCGATTACCTCCCGCGCCACCGTGGCCGGCAGGCGGGAGATGGTGAATGCCTTCTCCACGCCGTCACGGTTCTTGACCATGACGACGCGGGGTTTGATCAGGTCAGCCATGGCGGGCCCTTATGCGCGGGTGCGCGAGAGGTTCTGTAGGGCGAAGGTGTAGGACTTCGACTTGAGACGCCCTGCGGACGCCGGCGAGTTGCCCGGCATGCCATTGGTCATCTTGCCTTCGCTGAGCGTGAGGCTCGAACCGTCGGGATAGGTGCCCACTAGCGTGATCTCGTCGCGCGCGTGCCGCTTGTTCTTGGCAGCGCGGTTCGCCTCGAAGATCACCGCGAGGTTGTTGTCCGCCTCGCTGCCCGGGATGACGTTCAGAGTGATAGTGATCGGCGTCGGGGCACTGAACACCACCAAGTCACCGTTCACGTTCATGGCCGGGGTGGCGATATCAATGGCCGGAATATCGAATGGGTCCGCGTCGTCCGCGAACTCGGTGATCGTGAATCCCGACGGGAAGGACTCGCTGGCCACGCAGCGCACTGCTACGCCGATAGCGGAAATATCGTGCATGTCTGATCCTCAAAAGAAAGACGGCCCGCAGGCCGTCCGAAATGTTCACTTGCCCGGTCAGACCAGGTTGTGCGAGCCGTCCACCTTCCGGACCATGTCGCCCTTCGAATAGACCAGCGTGTACTTGGCCGTGTACTCGGTCACGCCCGATTCGCCCGTCGCCTGCTCGATCTGCACGTTGACCCAGTAGCCGTTGTCTTGCACGTCGTGCCAGGCCAGTGGATCGTTGGTCAACTGACCGACTGCGACCTTCTGCAGCTCCGTCAGCGTCTTGCCGATCAGGATCGTGCCGTTGTTCAGGGCCTTGTTGACGCCGCCCTGGATGATGGCCATGACCATTCCGCGGCCATCGTTGTTGGCCGGGATCCTGTTCGTGGTCAGCAGCAGGCTCATCAGCTGGGCCGTCATGTACGCCTTGAGCCACTGCTCGTTGGCGTGCACGGACATGTCCAGCGGCGCCGTGGCCCCGCCCATCAAGTAGCCGCGCTGGAAGAACGAGATGCGCTGGCCGGCGCTGGCCGTCTGCCCGTAGTAGTTCACCCGGCGAGCGTCGTAGAAGTCCGCCATCTGGTCGTCCGACACATCCGCGGTCAGGGTCACCCCGGACTGGCGGAACATGTAGTTGATGGTGGCATTCGTACGGTCGTAATCCGTCGCCGCCATCACGGCCATCGGCAGGGCCTCCTTGAACTCGCCGGCTGCCCCGTTCAGAATCAGGCCGTTGGAAGCAGTGCCGATCATGGCTGCGTTCCAGGCGTCGGCGGTCACCGAGTCCACAGACCAATACATCTGGTACTTCACGTTCTCACCGGAGACGTATTCCGCCAACGGGATCGCGTCTTCCAGGTCCACCTCGGCGCCGAAGGAAGCCGAGCCGAACGAGTCGGTCACGTTCTCCGCCGCGCGGAAGGCCTCCAGGGGCGTCAGGGCGGCGGAGCCCGGCGAGCTGATGGCCTGGGCACCTTGGAGGGCCAGCATCGCGCCGATGTCGCTGCCGGTGGCCGGCGATACGACAACAGCGCCCGGGCCCGTCGCGGCGGACTCGACCGTGAACGATCCAGCGAGGGCATCATAGGTGACCGTCGCCGCGGTTCCGGTCTGGGCGGTGGCCGCCGTGGCGATCGCGGCCGTGACCAGCTGGGCCACATTCGTCAGGCTGGTGGCCGTCGACAGGTTGACGCCGGTGAGCGCGTAGGAGAATTCTCCGACCTTGATGTTCATAGCGCCGGCCGTCACGGCCTGGAAATCGGCCAGGCTCGCCGAGATGCGGTAGCCGTACACCCGGCCAGGCCGCGCCACGTCTGGGTACGCTGCGAACTGCAGCTCGGGGGCTTGGGAAGCCGGCGCCGGGCTGACGTAGGAGAAATACTGCCGGGCAAACGCCGCTTCCGGCGAGTCCGAGCCGAAATAGTCGTCTGCGCCGCCCGGGCGAACCGAAATGATTTGGCCGACGGGGACGCGGGGATCGGTGGTGAAGCGCCGGCCGGTAAGCTGCTGCTGGGCGACGGCATTGGCGCCGATCACCGCACTGATGATCCGGACGTAGCGAGTCATCTTGATGGACATGTCTTTTCCTCAAATGCGATGGATGCCCGACACAACCTGTTCGATGTGCGCCGTGGCCTGGGTGATGTTGCGGTGGTGGGTAAAGATGACGGTGAAGTTCGGGTTGAAGTCAAAGTTGTCACGGTCGTTCACGAATGCCGGCGTGACGATGTCTGTCGCGCGCTGTACGCCGATCCCGGCGGTCGTCATGGCCTGCGTGAACCTCATGGACTGCAGCACACCGCGGACGATGGACAGGACGTCGGACGCCAGAAGCTGCTCCGGCGCGCTCAGGTCGTCCTCAACGAACGCTTGAAACTGATACATCGACTCGTTGATCTGGGATTCCGTTGCCGTCAGCGCGACGCCGTCATCCCGGTACTTGCGCGACTGCCAGCCCGGCTTCCCGCGGCCGACCGGGAAAAAGTAGATCCCGTCGTCCACTCGGCCCTGCTTGGACGGCTGAAAGGCTGCCAGGACAGGCAGGCTTATCTCCTGCTCGGCCAGTAGCTGCAGCAGCGCGCCGCGGACGGAGGCCTCCAGTTGCTTCTGTTTCATTCCGGCCCCACGTCAACACACAGAATCCCGCGCCAGCCGTCCTGCGTGTACCAGTCGGCACCGCCCACCACGTCATGCCGGCGCCCGCCATAGATCAGCTGGTCCGGCGCCGCGCCGCGCTGCACGTTCTCCACTGGGTGGGACGTGTACAGGTTGAAGTAGCGCTTCGCGGCGTCCAGTCCCAGGTCGCGCACTGTGGACTCGCCGACCGGCTGCCAGGAACCCTGGATAGGCTTGGGCGGCTCGTACTCGTTGATCCACTGCCCGCGCGCATTCTCGGTGCGCCCCTTGAACTTGAGCCATACCGGCGCCTGCTGCGCGATCACGCCGGCCGCTAGGCCAAGCACGTTGATTCCTGGAATCACGATTTATCCTCCACGACGTGGCTGACGGACTGGATCATCTGGCCTGTGTCGACCAGGGGTTTCTTAGATACGCCTGGCGTCTTCTTCCTGGCCTGGCGGGCTTCCAGGGTCGTCTTCTTCAGGGGTGGCGTGGTCAACAGTGAAATCGTTCGCGCGATATCGCCGGCCGACCGCGCGCCAAGCGCCTCGAAGGCCTGGCCAATGTCGACCTTGCCATCGATGGCGCCGCGCACCGCCCCGGCGATCTGCCTGCCCCATTCGGCCTTCTTCTGTTCCGCAGTGGGTCGCATGAACGGCCGCGCCGGAATGTTCCCCTGCGGATAGCCGTACTCCTGGATCGCGGCGACGTAGGCGACGGGCGTACCGTCCGGATACTTGGCTTCGGGGAAGAAGCCGACCCGGATCTGCTTGCCGCCGACGTCTTTCAGAGTCGCCTGCAGCTTTTCCGTGCCGCCCTTGCGCACCACCTTCATCGGAATCTTCCCCCGCGGATAGACAGGCCACCCACGTTGCGGAATGCCGCCCGCTCGGGCAGGCCGCCCACATACACGCCGCCACCCGCGCAACTTTTGGACAGCGCCAGGAACTGCTGGCCGTACGGCGTCAGGTTCAGCCAGTGCGACCAGGAGTCGGTGGCCGGCGGTGCCTGGAACGACACGCTGACCTTGTCGATAGTGGCCGAGGCCAGCGCGCCGGGCGCGCCGCCATTGCCCGCCTCGGCATTCAGCCGCAGTTGCAGCAGGTGGGCCGTGATCAGCATCCACAGCTGTTCGTTGCACTGACAGCCGCGCCCGCTGGTGTAACACTGCGCCCATTCCGCCACGGCCTGCACCACCTCATCCGGTACGGCGCTGAACATGGGGAACAGGATGCGGAACTTCGCCAGCGGGAAGTCCATGTCAGGCCTCAGCGTCTTTGACCTTGGCGCCGCCGGCGTTGCGCTTCTTGGCCGTTTCCGGCGTGTCTTGGGCGGACTTGTCCGCGGCTTCCAGGTTGCGCGAAGCGAAGGCTTCCGCGTCCTGCTTGTCGTGGCTGGCCGACACAAAGCCGTTGTTCGAATGCGCCTTGAACACGATGTTCTCCTGGAGCAGGTTGAACTCGTCTTCCGAGATGGCGGTGGCCATGCCCTTGGGCGTCACCAGCTGCTTGTTGGCCACGTTGGCCTTGCCGGCCACCAGAACCGAGCGGCCATCCTTGAGCTGATAGCGCTGGTCGTTGCTCAGGGTGCTGTAGATGTAGATGCGAGACATTTCGACTCCAGAAATGAAAAGAGCCGGGCTTCCCCGGCCCTATGTTCGACACGCGACGATCAGGACGCGCTGATGGTCTTGCGGGCGAACGCCCAGGGGCGCAGAACGAAGATGCCCGCCGTGGCGTTGATGGCGTCTTCGATGTAGCCCTTGATGCGGTTCTCGCTGCCCAGGACCTGGTAACGCACGGGCACTGCTTGGATCAGGCTGGCACCGGTGATGTCCGACTCGTCCTGATCGGCCGCGTTCTCGACGAACAGGTATGCCACGTCCAGACCACCGTTGGCGTCCTTGAACTCGGCCGTCGTCACCACGCGCACGTTCGGGAAGTTTTCGTTCAGCCATTGGCGGAACGTCATGCCCGAGGCCGCGGGGCTGTACACGCTGAAGATCGAGCGGTAGCCGGTGGGCAGGACCAGGACCAGGCGAGCCGTGTCCTTGAGCTCGCCGCCCATCTGGGTCTCGAGCTGGTTGTACATACCCGTGAACTCGGCGACCAGTTGGTCAAAGTTCGCGGTCAGCCAGGGCGTGGTGGCGGACACGAAGGCCGGCAGGCTGGGATCGTTCAGCAGGCCGTACACGTTGGTGTCGGGCTGGTTGAAGCCGTAGAAGCCAACCTGGTTGCGGCTGATGTCCAGCGACTCGGTCGCGGCGCGGCGCTTTTCGTCCGCAGCCTGGTAGCCGATGGCTGCCTGGCGGGCGTCTTCCAGCTTACCGACTTGGAAGCCCTGCTCGAAGCGCACGATGCCGCGCGATTCGATGGACTGGCGATAGTCGGCCAGAGGGATGTTGGTCGTGTCGCCGTACAGTTCGGCCTTGGCCACAGGTTCGGCCACGCGCAGGCTGATCAGCTCGTCTTCCCAGCGGCCCACCGTCGAAATACCAGCGATCTCGTCGATGTTGCGCACCTGCGTCACGACACGCAGGGTGCCCGGCAGCCAGGTTTGCAGCATGTGCGAGAGCATGGTGCCGTTGGTGACGGCCGGACCGGTCAGAGCCGAATCCATCGCGCGCAGGCCGACGCCCAGATTCTCCAGGTCCTCGAAGCCGATCTTGGCATCGCTGCCGACCTTGACGGCGCCGCGCTGGACGGCCAGGCGGCCGTTCATGTGCATGCGCACCTTGGATTGAGTTTTTGCCATTTCTGTTTCCTTGATATCAGGGAGCGGCGGGCGTGGGCAGGACCACCAGGCCATTAAGAGCGATCACCGCGAGGCGCGGAGTCTCAACGCTGGGCTCGTGGCGGGCGATGTGCGCGCCGGGAATGACGGTGCCCGTTTCGCCGGCGGAAATGATGCCGGTTGCCGGATCGAACGACACCGGACCGCCGATGTTGCCGTCATTGCCCAGTTGGATATAGACCTCGCCCATGGTCAAAAACTCGCCGACCGTGGCGTTGCGCGCATAGGCGACGTCGATCGCGTATGCCTTCGGGTTGATCAGGATGCCGGCGAAGGCGCCCGTGCCGCCAACCTCGACGTCGTCAGTGCCAGCCTTGTAGGTGAAGGCGCGGCCAAACGCGTTGTTCGTCTCGGTGGCCGAGTCGATGATGGCCGAGGCGGCGCGGGTCGGGCCGTCATGGCTGATGTTGCCCGGGATGCCGGACAGCAGATAGGTTCGTGCGGTGTTCGGGATCATTTCTTGTCGCTCCAGAGCTTGGCGGCGGTATCTTCCGCGCGCACCGTTTTGGCATCGTTGACGATCTTTTCGGCGTCGGATTTGGCGGCTTGCAGGTACCCTTGCAGCACCGCGAGCTCGGCGCCGTCCTGTGCCTTCAGGCCCAGCTTCTTCACGGCGTAGCGGGCCACGTCACGGTCCGACACCAGCAGCGCGCTGTCGAAGGCGCCGATGAACGGCGTCACACGCTTGACCAGCGCGTCGCGGTCGGCGATCTGCTTGATCACCGCGCCGGCGTCACTGGCTTTGACCTGGACCTGCAGGTTGCTGATCATGCCCATGACCTGGGCGTCGGCGGCGCGCGCGGCGATCTTGTTCTTGGCAGCGCCCAGCTTGGCCATGGCGGCGTCCAGCGCCTTCTTGCTGTCGGCAGTCGGGGCCGACTTCACTTCTTCGGCAGCGGCCTGCACTTCCTCGAGGGCAGCTTGCACCTCCTCGATAGCAGCCGTGGCGGACTCGACGGCACCGGCGGCCTGTTCAGCAGCCGCAGCGGTCTGCTCGACGGCGTCCTTTTCGGCCGGCGCCACAGCCGTCGGATCGGGTACGTCCGCGTCCGTGACAGCTTCCTTGTTGGGGTCGTTGTCCGAGACAGCGGCAGCTTTTTCCGCCAAGATCTTCTCGATCAACGCCCGGAATGCTTGTTCCATTTCGGGGGTGATTTCCATATTGATGAACTCCGCTGAGTCGTAGGTGATTGTGAGGCAGTCCTGTACAGCCACGTCCGGCCCCGTCCTGCCCTCTTTCACGGATGCCAGATGATTAAAGCGAAGGTCGCGCTGGATGGCGTGGTACTGCTTGCCATCGAACACGCCTTCGGTAAATTCGTACCGACAGCGGTAGCTGGGGGATAGCTCCACCTTGCCGCGGTCGATGAGGTTCTGCATGAAGCCGGAGTAGGCCCGGATACTGTTGCGCAGGTACGGGTACTCGAACCGCGCAGTCTCGCCCGTGGTGCCCTGCACGCCCTTCTTCTCGGGCGGCGTCCCGTCCTTGCCCAGGAACTCGTGTTCATCGATCCAGGGCACCAGGTTGGCCGAGGCGATCGTCTCCGGCTTCTCCAGCTCTTCCTGCGGCCGGTACACCTGGTAGATCCGATCAGGATCCGGCGCGCCAATCTCCCGGCCCAGGTACGGGAACACCCCGACCTTCGTGATCGGGTTGTCGCGCACCAGCAGGTAGCCGTTGACGTCAGTTTGTCGCTTGCTCATCGAGGTACTCGGTGAAATTGATGACTGGAGCCATTCGACATCTGCAGTTGATCAGCTCGCCGGGAAAGCCGACCTGTCCCTTGTTCTTGCCGCGATCTTCGATGATCGGAGGGTTATCCATGTCGAAGACTTTCCCGTTGTACTTGGCGTGCAATTCACGCGGCTCCGCGCCGCCGCCGCTGTGGATCCATTCGAACTGCTTGACGCCGGCCGCCTTCATCCGCTCTTCATTCATGGCCGACGTGATCTTGCGTGTCTGGTCCACCGCGATCAGCTTGGCGCGGTTGCGGGTGACCTGGTTCAGGCTCTTGATCTCGTCGAAGATCTGGCCCGAGCCCTGCCCGCCCGACTGGATGGACCGCAGTACGATGCCCTGGATGCGGTCCTGGAACTGCGCCGGGATGCTCTTGATCAGCCCGACGTTCTCGGCGGTGCTGGCCAGGACCTTGTCGTACAGGCTGGCCGGCATCTGGAACGTCTTGATGGTCAGCCCGCCCGACATGTCCCGCAGCGAGGCGCCCAGGTTCTGCTTAGAGAACTTATCCACCTGGCCGATCGTGCGGTTTGCGAGCGGGCCCGCCTTCTCGGCAAAAACCTTGCTCCACTTCCGCCCGAGCTCCCCCAGGATGCGCCGCGCCTGCGTGGTCACGCTCTCATCCTGGGTGACCTCGGGATTGCCCCGGTACAACCGGCGTAGCGCCGTGTCGTACTCGGCCAGCATGCCGTCAATCATCGCCTCCATGCTGGTCCGATACCGGCCCTCAACTGCGACCGGGTACGCCAGCGCTGAACCCTTGAACTGGGTTGCCTGCTGCTGCTGCCCCCACGCCTGGCGCCGCTTCGTGACCATTTTCTTCGGCATCTACGAACTCGGCGTCTTCAAGGTTGTGGTAATCGCCCTCGCGGTCTTCGCGCAGACGGTCGCGGATGTCCTGGGCATCAATGGCGCCGGTGTTGAACAGCACGCCGTCCCGGTCTGCCTTGATCTTGTCGATCTCGGCCCATTCCTTGGCGGTCGGGCTGTCAACCGGCATCCACTGGATGGCGATCTCCGCCGGCAGGGTGATCCCCTCCGACTTGGCCAGCAGCCGGTAATGCGTCTCCAGCAGCGGCGACATATCGTTGGACTGGATGCTCTCCAGGTCTTCGCGGTAGACAGACTGCTCGTAGTCCCCCGTGGCGTTGAAACCTTTGGGCTGAGTGCCGAGCAGCTTCGTCGCGGGGACATTCGCCACAGAGGCCGCCAACTGGAACTGGGTCATGATGACGGTATCCACGTCACCCAGCGCGGTGTCGAACTGCTGGATCGTCTCGTCCGCGCCGCCTACCCTGACCCCGTAGTTGTCACGGTAGGTGACCCACTCGGCCAGGTTCTTTTCCAGATCCTCCCGGTTGTTCAGGGCGGCATCGCCGACGCCGAGCGACGTCAGCCGCTTGGTCATCAGCAGCTGCGGCCCCTCGTTGGCGCTGCGCTCGGCCGCGTAGGCCCGCTCCATCATGCGCTGAGGCACGCTCACGCCCAGGTAGCGGTAATGCGGCTTCAGGTAGTCCGGCACCGGATACGGCACGAAGATGCGCAGGTGGGACTTGTGATAGACCCGGTCCTTGATCTTCCAGAACGTCGGCTCGTAGTAGCTTTGACTGGCCGGGTCGTTCAGGTTGTCCTCGGTCAGCACCGGCGTCACCCAGTTCGGGTCGATCTGGGACATGCCTCGGTACGTGCCAGCCTGCACACCGTCCAGGTTGAACGGTGCCTTGTAGTACTCCTCGGGGTTGGCCGTCTCAACGTCGAACAGGACGATCCGGCCACCGTACACGCGCCCGAAGTGCACCAGCTCGCGCAGGTGGCGCTTGACCGCATACTTCTTGTCGCCGGCCATGAGGCGGGCCGAGGCCTTGTCCGAGCCGCACGTCAGCAAGTAGCCGTTGCGCACCGCGTCGCGCGCCGGCATATTGCACGCCTTGTCGATCAGCCAGTTCGTGGCCAGCATCGCGCAGGCCTGGTAGCCGATGAAGATGCTGCCGGCAGCGTAGAACCCAAGCTGCGCCTCATTGACCGGCGTGAAGCTGGCCGTCTTGGGCGTGGGCCGCTCACCGATGTATCCGTTGTCGGATGCAATGGCTGGCGCACGGTCAGGCTGCTCGAACTCGGGGAACTTGAACGCCGGGCGAACCTTCTCCCCCAAGGGATGGGTGGAGAACATGCCGGAGCGCGGGCGCGGGACCGGCGGCGCGCCCATCGATTCGCCGCCAGCGGGCTGGTGGCCACGCCCGAACAGGGTACGAAGAAAGTTCATCCGAAGAATCCGCGTTTTCGCTCAACTAGATGCGGGCAGGCGCCCATGATGAAAGAGTCGGCCAGGTTGGGCGACGGTATGCCGCGCCTGGCCATGTCTTCCTTGGTCTCGACCATGTCCAGACCCCGCTTGCTGTACCGCTTGCGCGGCGCCGACAGTTCGATTTTCAGCTGTTCGAGCTTGCTGATGCCGCTGCTGATGCTGATCAGTTCGCTGGCTGGGAACACCATCCCTTTCGTGACGGCGTTGTAGGTGTTGCGGAGCCTGTCGGCCACGTCTTGCCAGGCCTGCGCCTTCAGGTTCTCGAACTTTTCCTTGTTCTTGATCTTCGGCGCGTATTCCTTGTCGGGGCTGATGACCGCCCCGCCAGCATTGAACTTGTGATAGCCCGTCCTGATCCCGGCATCCGCCAGCGTGGAGCCCACGTGGGCGCCAACGCCGATGGAGTCGTACACGAGGATGCCGTTTCGGACGTGTGCCCAGGCGCGCTTCGTCGACTGGTTCAGTTCGTCCTCGGGTGCCGCCCACTCGTCCAGCTCGTCACAAATAGCGCCGTCGAACACGGAGCAAGCATTCTTGTCTGCGCCCGAGTCGGCCACGTCATAGCCGACCGTCCGGGCGCCGCCAAGCTCAATCCCGAGCTTCAGGTGCGCATCAACCGCGGCCTCGATCCAATGGAACTTGATGACCGAGGCATCGTCGCTCGACAGCGGCTGGCCAAGGTATATATGCCGGTACGCATCCGGATCCGCCTCTTTCAGCCGCTCCGCCTTTCTCTTGGCGGTCGCCGACAGGAATGGATTGTCCGGGTAGTTGATGTGCCTGATGATGCAGTCAGCGCCCAGCAGTGCGGGCAACTTGGCCTGCACGAAATCCGTGATCAAGTGCGGATTCCACAGCACCCAGACCTCGGCGCCCTCCTTCCGGATGGTCGGGTCAATAATTGACCACTGCTCCTCGGTCAGGCCCTCGCCTTCCTCGATCCAACAGACGTCGACACCTTCAGTGCCCTTGATTTCCTCGATGTTCCGGGCCAAGCCGTAGAACAGGAACTCCGACCCAGTCAGCTTGTGCCGGATCGTGGACACGCCTATATCGAACTCGTCGCGCCAGCCGGCCGCCTCGATCTTTTCCTTGACGACCGTGTAGACGGAATCGGCAATCCGGTTCTGCAACTGGCGCAGGCACAGGAACCGCACCGAGTAGTTGCGCGCCAGGAAAGCAGCCATGCCGCCTGCGTCCTGGGTCTTGGACGAGAACCGGCCACCCTTCAGAAGCTTGTACGGCTTTGGTGTCCGCCAGAATTCACTGAGCGCCGGATTGAGCTGAAACACCGATATCCCTGTAGAAGTCAGCCAGACTTCGGCCCTTCTGCGAAAGGCTTCCATCAGGATTGCTCAGCTCGAGCTTGGTAGCCTCGGCAATACCGTAGGCTTCCCGCTCGATGCCCACCAGGTTCTTCAGCGTCTCGGCCAGCTTCTTCATGCTGTCGATGCGGCCCGCGCTGGAGATCACCTTCTGATAGACGTCGTTGCGCTTGTCTTGACCCTTGTCGTCTTCGCTGCGGAGGATGTCCCCCAGCTCGCGGAACAGGTCAATGTCGCCCGTCTCCGTTTCCAACTCTTCGAGCAAGGACATGCAGAGCGTGCGGGCGCGGCGAATGTCGCTGCGGTGAGACACCTGGACATTCGCAATGATGGTCGCGCTCTGGTCGATGATCTCGGCATCGTGCTTCGAGGTTACGGATGAAACCTTGCCCGTAACCATCGACTCCATAACCATGGCGCTGGCCTTAGCCTTAACCTTCGCGACCAAGTCTCGCGGAACACCCAACTTCTTGAAATGCTTGATGATTGCTGCGTGCGAGACGGACACGCCAGTCTCGGCCGTGTACTCGGCGGCCAGTTGCGCGGGGCTCTTGATACCGGCACGCCAGCCGGGCTCTATCCGCTCGTAATCAACCTTTTTCGGAGCTGCCATATCCTTCCACCATTACCCGCATAACGGCCTCTCTTGAGGCCATCAGCGATGCCATCGACTGCCAGGGCAGTGCGACTACGCCCGCCTGCTCGCAGGCCTCCTCAATCACCCCGTCAAGAGCCACACTCCCGGCAGAAGTCCATAACAGGCACTTTCTGACAGCCCGGAGCGATCCTTTCGACATCGCAAGCTGGACCGAGTACAGAGCCGCCTGGCCTATCCCGGACACGACATGGTTGTAGCCCTTCGTGCCGTCCTTGACCTCTATGACGCTCGCCGACCCATCTACGTGGAAAATCACGATGTCTGCACGCCCAAACTTGAGCGGCATCTCGTACACGACGGTGTCGTGCAAAGTCATCGGAATCCGATCTTCAAGGCTCCCGGCTTCGTAAGATTCGCGGAATAGCTGGACGATATCGCGCTCTATGCCGTGTTCAGGCATCCCCGAAAGAATCGCCTGATATTCGGATTCGATCCGCTCCCAGTCGGGTTTCTTCTTTGCTTCAGTCATGGAATTCTCGGTTGCGTCCATCCGACTACCCGCCGTGGCGAGCTGGGCGCCGCGGTTCTCGTCATGCTGGCCGCCGGCGACAAGACCGGAAGAAAGATCCCGCGCATTTGCCCCTGCGCGGGCGCCAGGCCTGCTCAGGCGACTCATGGGGGTACTTGTAGGTTGTGGGGCCCACCCCTTGGCGCACCTGTGTGTGCGCTGGTTGGACCGATAGGGGCTTAACGGGCGGCGCCGGTCGGAGCCAGCGGTACGGGGCTATCCCCGAATGCAGCGTTGGCCAGTGGCGCGCTGCGGGCTGGTCGATTGCGGCGGCTGTTCCCACACGGCTGGTGACTGAAGTTCAATCATCAGGCGTGTAAAAACAAATGCGCCCGCAGGCGGCGATCCACGAAACGGCGCTAGTTGTCTGTCAGCGCCATATTGTCTATATTCCCGAGTTACTAAATATTTCCAACTAAGAATTCAGCCAATGAATGTTCCGAACGACAACACTCCGCGACCCGGGCTCGCGCTAGCATGGGTTCCAGTCGGGGTAGCCATTTTGCTGGTCGCTGCGTATCTGGTTTACTTCAAGTTCTATCTTGACGCCCCGGCTGGGGGAGCGGACAGCTGGGGTCAGTTCGGGGACTTCTTGGGCGGTCTGCTGAACCCGGTTGTAGGAACAGTGACCATAGTTCTGCTTGTTAGAACTCTAATCGCCCAAGAACATGCAATCCGCCTGCAGACAAGCGAACTTGTATTGGCGCGTCAGGATTTTGATCAGCAGCTGACCGAAACAAGACAGTCGACCCAGGCCTTGGCTGACCAACATAAGGCTATCGTCCGACAGAGTTTCGAACAGACATTCTTTTCTTGGCACGCAAGCTATAAGTCGCTGATCAACAATCTGGCCGGCGAAACCAATTCTAAGAAGAGCGGTTCTCAAAGCCTAGTGGACATCGCAGGTCACTTTAGAGCCCGGAACTCTATAAGCATCCCGGTCGAAAGATCCGGATTTGTAAACCTAGTCGAAGACACAACACCTTTCGTGACTTTCGAGGACGCCATTGCGGCATACCTTCACGACAACGGCCAGCTACTGGTCCAACGGTTTGATCGTGCACTCGCAGCCTACGAGCAGGTTTATCGCAAACACCACCACGATCTCGGCCCGATTTTTCGCACCCTTTATCGCCTTCTGGATTGGGTCGACAATTCGGAAATTTCCGACGAAGAGAAGTGGCATTACATCGCCATCGCGCGCTCGCAACTATCGTGGGGGGAAATGTACTTTCTCGCCTTCAATGGGCTCACATATAGAGGGAGAAATTTTGTCCCTCTTATGAACAAGTACGCGATCCTCGACAACCTCGAGAGCCACACCGATGAACTCGTCGCGGTAATGCGTGTGTTTCTGTCCCGAACGCCCGCCCTTAATGCCGACACGCGCTTGTGGAAATACACGCCCGAAACCTTTAGTTCTGCTCTGGCGAAGCTTCGCCTTGGCATCATCGAGGCGAAAGACATATGACGTCATGTCACGCCGCTGCGCAGTAGATGAAGACAAACTTGAAGGTTAAGCTCTATTTCTTCAAGGCGCAGAAGCCCGGGAGAATTGTCCCACCTCGCGTCCCACTTTTGGGGCCCTCACGTCCCACTTGTGGGACACGGAGTATTCCGCAAAGGTGCCGCGGGCCGATGCTGGCGTACTTACTTGCACAGAGCCGGCCTCTACCAGCGCGTCAAGCACCCGTTGCACAGCCTTTCGCGCCGCGTCCCGCTCGCGCTGCTCAAGTGTCCGCCCACGAGTCACATGGCGCACCAGCTCGAGCATCCTAAAGCTGCGCATCGGATACGCGCCCATCAAATCCAGCACCTCGTGCGCGTACTTCATCCCAGCCTCCTTTCAACCTGGTTGCGGAACAGCCCCAGGTAGAGCTTGTATTCCGTCTCGTTCATCGCGACCCCAGTGGTATCGGCAATCCACTCCCGGGCGGCTCGGCGACGGGCCTTAGGGTCCATGCCGCCGAACATCGCGTTCTTCTGTGGATATTCGGCGATCACCACCATGCGCTCATGCCAAGGCAGCGCCGCATGCATCTCTTCCACGGCGCGCGCGTGGTCATAGTTGATCGGGCGGTGGTCGTCTTCCCACGACACGTAGGCTTCCATGTTCCCCACCGTGGCGCCCGACCACGACCAGCGAGCCCAGTTCCAGAGAAAATCATCGCCAGTCAGGCTACTCATCAGCCACCTCGTACCGGTTGCACTTCTTCCCGTAGGGCTTGCCCTTCAGGCATCGGGTCAGCGTGTCGCCGAACGGCGTCTCCACCGTCTTCGCATGCGCGCAGCCAGTGCAGGACCGGTTAATAGCGGCCTGCTGGCGGCTCATCACCACCAGCATCGGGTCGCGCAGCTCCCACCGTTGCAGATCGGCCGTCATACCAGCCACCCACGCCGACGAGCCCACGCAAAGTACGCGGACTCGAATGTTGCGCGCGGGCTGGGTCCAACCTCTGCGCACCACACCAGCCAAATATCGCCCTCCAGCCGGGCGCGAGGCTTCTCAATGATCGTCATAGCGTCACCTGTTCGATAGTTACGCGGACCATGCCGCCCTTCACCTTTTCCCGAATTTCGGCGGGCGCGAAATGGAACCCACGGTCATTCATACCGATAGCGTCCGCAATGCCATCCGTGGCCGCCTTCATGCGGGCCGCCAAGTTGTCTCGGTCGTAGGCTCGGGCGTCGGGCGGGAAGAACTCATACGCGATGCGCACGCCCAGGAATTGGCTGAACCCGTCCGCCTTGGAAAGTGCTGATCTGGCCAGCAGCCGCGCCGCATTTCGATATCGCTTCTTTGCTTGAGAAACTGGCGCCCAGTGCCCGCGGTGGTTTGGGCTCAGTTCCTTGGGCGGCCAGGGCAAGTCGACAACGATCATGCTCCCTCCCCCACGTTCAACCCGATCCCAAGCGCCCGCTTGGCCATGGCCAATACGGTCATCGAGTAGCGCCGGCCGCCGGCCCGCTCACTCTCCCTCAGGATCTTCACGGCCCAGCGCCGCTCGTTCGGCACCGCAGCGAGTTCTGGCAACTCCATCATGCTTGCCTCCTATAGCTAGGCCAGTCGAACACCACCATCCGGCCACCACCCTCCCGCAGGCGATCAATGACACGCTCGCCCAAGTACTCGGTCAGTGGATCCTTTGCCAAGTTGCTGATTACGATCGTGGGCTTCAGGGCCTGATAGCGGCCGTTGATCACTTCGAACAGGTACATCTTTTCGGTTTCGCTGCCGAACTGCACGCCCACCTCATCCAAGACCAATAGGTCAGGTTCAACGAGGTTTTGAATGGCTTCTGCCTCAGTCAGCTCGGAACCCTTCCGATACGTATCCTTGATCGATCGAACGGCGCCGATGACCGACGTGAACACGGCTACACGGTTTTGCTTAATGACCTCGTGGCAAACCCCGACGGCCAAATGCGTTTTCCCGGCCCCCACGCCACCGCAGAAAACGATGCTCTGCCCGGTCTTCAGGCATTCATCGAAGCCATCCGCGAAACTCTTGGCCACCGCCAGAGCCCTCTTGGGCCCTTCCGCGTGCGGCACAAAGTTCTCCAACGTCCTGTCGGCGAATCGCGGCGGGATTGCAGCGCGGCCCAGCAGCTCGTTGACGCGGCGCTGGCGCAACTCCAGCATCCACTTCGCATGCGCCTCGCTCGCCTCGCGCTCTTGCTGCTGCTTGATGCACGCAGGGCAGCCGGAGGTATGGCCCATGTACGTGATGGCGGTGTATTCCCCGTGCTGCTCACAGCGCTGGGCGGATTGCTCGGTTTTAAAACGTGCCATCGGCTGCAACCCCGGCGTGATAGTCCTGCTGGCTGAAGTTTCCATGCGCTGTTGCTCCGTTCGATTTCGTTCGGGTTTGAGTTCGGGGCGGGAACAGCCCCTGGTATCCGCTTGCAATGCTGTTGGCGATTACGGCGCTGGGCTGGTGCCCTTCCGCGCGCAACTCGGCAAGCTGTTTGAGCTGAAGCTTGGCGGCCTCTTGCGTCACCGGCTTCTTGCGGGCTTTCCGGTCGGCGACCCAGCCTTGCCAATCTTCGCGGTCAAGCCAGTCCGGCAGATCGATCGAGGAAGCATCGAAAGCATTCCCCCGCCTGCGGGGGTTAGGGGGTGTTTGTTTTTCTTCTTTATCTTTATCTTTATCTTCTTCTTTATCTTTATCTTTCGTAGTTGCTACGGTATCTACGCCAACTACGGGTATGGACTCGAACTCGCTCTCTGGTAGGGAAGACAAGAACGTCAAGGTCTGCTCGTAGGTGATCAGGTCTTTGGAATTTGTCTTAGAAATCAGAGAGTTCAGCGCGGCACTGCGGTTGAACCACTCGCCATTCAGGCGGCTCGATTCGAAGAATTTGTGAATGGCCCTTTCGTTTCGCTCGTCGGTTTTAAGCGTGGCGAGCAGGACGAATTTCGATGCGGAACCTGTCTGTAGATCCTTCACGCGGGACCAAGGATTCCTACTAATTCCTATCTTCACTACGTCGTTATCCGTAGAAGCTACGTAGTAGATGTAGTTGCATCCGGACGACTTCCCCTTTCCATCGGCACCGTCTTCCCTACTCGGCTGCCGGCGCTCCCAGCCAGTGAGGCGTTTCCCATCCAGGACGCGGCCTTGCATAGCCTGTGTGATTGCGCACACAGCCTCATCGCTCTCGTTCAGCGCGCTCGCAATGTCCTCTTCCAGAACGTCGTAAGTACCGCGCTCGCTGTTCTGGGACGCCGAAGCAAGAATTTGTAGCCACACAGCTTGCACGGTCGATATCGACTGCCCGGAAGCACGCGCGATCGTTCTCCATTTAGGATCGTTCGGCATGTCGTGCCATAGCCGGAACCATTCATTCGCCATGGCGGGCTCCGTACACGGTCATGTATCCAATCTCGGCCTCATAGGGCCACTTGCCGAGGACGATCAGCGACAGGCGCGTCTCCATAAAGCCTGCTTCCCACATCGCAACCTTTTCTTCGTAAGAGGGAATCCGGGACTGGTCGATGTAGTGGTGGCAGGTACGGCAACCCCAAGCGGTCGCCCAATCGTGGGCCTTCAGCCAACCGGCCTTACCGTGGCGCGACTGGTTCGAGTGGCAAGCGACCACCGTCGTCACATCCCCGCAACACACGCCTGGGATCGCCAGCTTGCAGGGCATCCCCTCGGCCAGCTTCAACAGCGCCAGGTTGCGGTACATCGTCTTGGTTGAGCGAACGGTCTTGCGCTTCGCGGGCAGCTTGGCCGTGCCGCGCTTCATCGGCGCCTTCGCGCGCAGCGGCGTAGACCGCTTTAGGGTGGAATTGCGCAGCATCAGATAGTCACTCCATACTCAGTCGCAGCCTCGGCCAACACCTCTTCCGTGTACTTGGCCATGGCTCGCACACCAATCTTTCCGCGGGCGATCGACGCCCGAACAATCACAACCTCACCGTCCGGCAGGACCATCTCCGTAGGTGGCAAGAACTTTCGAGCGAAGTGCTCATGCCAGCTTTCCTTGCTGAACCTGCGCCCTTCCACCCATACGTTTTCAGCGATGGCTTTCATGACGACGCCGAAGTAATAGCGAATCTGTTGCTCCAGACGGTCTTCCTCTTCATCCGTGACAATCACGCGCAGCGGATGACCACGTTCGGCGAACGGCCTGGCGTTCGACTTGACGAACTGCCACATAGCCGCGGCCGGAGCCTCGCCAGTCAAAAGGAATTCGCGATGGAGCTGGTCAGACATGTCAGTGCCTCCGGCTCTCAACCTTGGTACGCAGGTACTCGTAGGTGAACAGTTCAAGAGCCTCAATGCGGGCCTTGCTGTAGACCATGGCATCGACCGGCGCGAATTGCAGGCCGACCGCCGCCATCAGGTGGCACACCTTGTCCAGATCGTCGGCGACGATGCGGTTTACGGTGCTGGCTGACGTACCCATGAAATCGGCTGCACGAGCTTGGGTGAACATTGAAATGGCCACCCCGATTTCGCTCCGAAGCCTTTCAGCGATCTTGCGTGTGCTTTCAACTTGGTCTGGGGATACTGGTTGCGTGCTCATTGAGTACTTCCTTATGAACAAAGAGCGAGGGTTGTTTCATGACTGAAACGGAGAAGTTGTTGATCAGTGCCCAAGACTTGGCGCGCCGAGTGTTTGAAGCGCCCAGCGAGAAGGCCGTCATGGATTTGTTTCAGGAGCTGTGCGCCGAGCGTGACCGCATGGCGTGGGCGATCGACGGCCGCGAATCGGCGACGGTGCATTGATGTCATGCCGCCTCCCGCTGCACGGGCGCTGGCGCACGCAACCATTCATGCGCCAGCAGGACGCTTGACGGGATGCCTCGGCGTTTCCAGTTGCTAACGCGCTGGACTGCGCCGGGCTCGTCAGCGATGCCAAGCCGCTCGGCAACCTTGGTGGGTCCGCCAAAGGCATCTATACGCGCGGCGTCCCGATGAAGTTGTTCCATTGATTTCTCCATGCGGCCAATTAAACACCATGTTTAATCGTCAGGTCAACATGGCGTGTATCAACAACGCGTTTATCCCGGCAACAATCGCCCTATGAAGCAAATGCACGAACAGATGGCGAGGATCTACGAGGCCGCACGAGCCTCGGGGATGCTCATGAGCGGCCCAGAGCAAGCAAATCTGGCGCGGCTGTTGAACGTCGCCCAGCAGAACGTCAATAACTGGGAGCGCCGCGGCCCCTCGAAAGAAGGCATGCTGGCTGCCCAGAACGTCTTGGGAGTCAATGCCACCTGGGTGATGTCGGGCGAGGGCGCGATGTTCACGGCTGGCGCGCAGGCGAAGGCACCGGCCGCGCTTGAACCAGCGAACGCGAAGCCGTGGCCATTTCGTACCATCCCAGAGGACCAGTTGCGGGCTCTGCCTGAGTCGCAGCTCAATGCACTCGAGGGCGCCATAGCGCTCGCGATCGCCCAGATGAAGCTAGGGATACAGGTGTCGCCTCGGCCGACTCCGGTAACCGCCGCGGTGATCCCGCTGCGGGCTCACAAGCCCGGCGGCCTCGTCGATATGGACCACGCCGACGATCCGTTCCCTATGCGAATACCTGGCCTCCCGGCGCCATGGGAAGGTGGGCGCACGACGTATCAGGCCGATCGGGATACGAAGCTTCGCGTCGCCACGCGGGACAGCGTAGTAGCCAACGCCGGCCCAGGCGCACCACACGCCGAAAACGATGAGTTTGAAGCGGTGCCGGAGCTGGCCGACGTGCGGCTGGCTGCTGGCGATGGCATCGAGAACCATGATGAAACACAGACAGGTGTGGTGCAGTTCCGACGCTCGTTTCTGCGCGATGTGGGCGCCGATTCCAGAAAGTCCCTAGTGGTGTATGCAAAAGGCGACAGTATGGAACCCGTCATCAAGGATGGCGCCGCCCTGCTCGTTGTCCCGAACGAAGACCTGACGCTGCGCGACTTGGCCGGCGGCGGCGTCTATGCCATCAACTATGACGGCAAGATGATCGTGAAGACCGTGGCCAAGGACAAGCTGACGGGGCGGTGGGTCGCTCGGTCGTTCAACCCAGCCTACCCCGATATCCCGCTGGAGAATGGGCATCCTGCTCGCGTGCTGGGTCAGGTCGTCTGGGCTGGCGCCAGGCTGAGGGATGATGAGGCGGGGCAATGGGTACGGCCGTAGGATGACCATCCAGACGGGTGGCTCCGTCCCTGAGCCCCTCATCATTTTTCCCTGTTTTTTATCGCTTGATAAATTAGGAAGTGTATATACAATGGAGTTTCGATGATCCCACTTGTTGTCACCCCTAGGATTAGGGCGAAGCTTGAGGAAAAGCACCGTGTCCAAGAACTCGAAGTCATGGAATGTTTCCTTAACCATGAAGGCAAGTATCTGGAAGACGACAGGGAAGAACACCTTACTGACCCACCAACTCTGTGGTTTGTCGGCGAAACCTACCGTGGCCGCCGGCTGAAGATCGTGTTCGTCTGTAGAGACGGGAGCCTCTACTTAAAGTCCGCTTTTGAGGCGGACACTGCCGCAGAACGTATATACGCTGCAAAAACTAAGTGATGGGAGAAACTATGAGCAAAGCCAACAAGATCCTTGGTACCGACGATGCTTGGGAAAACGGCGAGCTCGGCAACAGCCTGGATAACGCACGGGTTGCATCACCCGATGCGCATGCAGCCGTTGAAGAAGCGTTGTCGATGCAGATGATTTCGATCCGATTGCCCAAAGCGGTGATTGAGGACTTCAAGGCAATCGCTGCTGTGGAAGGAATAGGTTATCAGCCGTTGATGAGGGAAGCCCTGACACGCTTCGCTGCGTGCGAAGCTAAGCGTATCACCCACGAACTGGCACTGAAGAAGGTCCGTGACCGGGAGATCGAACAGGCCACCTCGTCTCTTGGACATAAGCGCGCGGCCTAATATTGCTGAGCGAGAAAAGAAGCCACCTCCTGGTGGCTTTTTCATTCCAACGGCCTATCCCCCGTCAGCCGTAACAGCGCTTCGGCGGTCTCCCGCTCCGAATCTGTGTGCTGGCACCAGTGCTGGTAGATCGCCGCGCCCACGGCAAGCATCGAGTAAAGCTCGGCCTCAGTCAGCTTCGGGGCGATGCGCTCAAGACGGTCTGCGTACACAGTAAGCACTGACTCCCAGTCGCCTGGGTCGCCCTTCTTCGCGGTCACCATCAGCGCCAACATCGTCGCTTTGTCCATAGGGCCTCCGGGAAATCAATAGCGTACACCTGGCGCATGACGCCTCCGGGTGGCTTTTTGTTGGACGCTCATAGCGGCCGTACAATCGGCACACATTTGACACATCAGGAGATTGAGCGTGCATTCCCATAAATCCTGCTTGCGAGGCGTTGTGGCGGTCGCTGTCATTGCTGCGTCATCGTTCTGTTCAGCTAACGCCCAGGACCGTCAAGTTAGTGAGTTCTCCGCGGGGAAGTCGCATAAGTATCAACTGTCCGTCCAGGAGTACGCCGTCTTCAAGACGCTGCTGAATGATGAGGCAAAGAACTTCGCACGCGGTGAAGACTCACTGATAGGAGCCCGTCTTGGCACGGTCACCGTATCGAGCGCATCGCTCGCCAAGGCATACAAGGCAAACGAGGTTGCGGCGGACAAAACCTACAAAGGCAAACAGCTGCTGGTGTCCGGCAAAATAGAACGAATCCATTCGGGGGTCGGCGGTTCGCCCTACTTCGTTCTTGGTTCTGGTCTTGATGCTCCCCAGGCTGCAATCCGTAAGGACTCTGTCGATTACGCTGCAGCAGCCCAACGCGGCCAGACTGTTCGCCTGGTATGCGTCGGCGGCGGAGCTACGCTCGGCACCGCCATGCTGAAGGAATGCGCACCGGCGGACGCCGTCGCCAAAGCTGAGATAACCAAGCTCACCCGCCAGACCGATATCCTCCTCAGCAACGCCCGCACGAATGCTTCTGCGGCGCAGGTTGTCGCAGCCGTGGTCGCCATCGGTGGCGCGCTTAAGCCATCCGAATGCTCTGAGGAGGGTGATGCCTGCTTGAAGGCAATCTCCCGTATCACAAGCGCGAAGGATTTCTCGCAGAAGTTGAACGAGGGAGTCACCACCCTCAAGGCCGCGGGCATCGACATGCCGACCTAAGGCCTTCCCGTCTAAAACCCCGCCCGCTTCGAGCGGGCTTTTTTTCGCTCGAAAATAAACATGGTGTTGACTTCAACAATAAACATGGTGTTTAATCACTTCAACGCCTCACCGACCAACACCGAGGCAGCAGTACCGCTCTTTAACAACCAGCAAAGCGATAGAACAGGCCGATGACCGCAAGGTGGCTAGGCCCAGGGCGCAATCCTCTTCCCCTGATCAAAGACGACGATGCAAGTACTCAAAAGGTGCCGCTGCATGAGGCTATCTATCCCTTGGCTGGCAGCTGGACTGCTGGCCATGCGGTGGATTGAAGAAGCAGCGCGACGCTTGGAGCCGATGACCAGTTATTCGAATTTCTCGAATAACTGCGAGGGAACAGCCAGGTAGCGCGCTGCTCCGGAATTCATCCGACTGTGCTCTTTTTAAGAGCGCAGTCCGATGAACTCAATCAAGGATTCCCATGAGTAATTTCAAGTTTGAAATCGGTGCCGAAGTGCATCTTGCTATGTCCGGTGAAAAGGGCGTTGTGGTTGGCCGAGCTGAGTATGAAGCGATGCCGCCCAACTATTTCGTCCGCTATGTCGCCGCAGACGGTCGTCTGACGGATGGCTGGTTTGAGGGCCAGGTCCTGAACTAACGGCTGTTCCGCCGCGATGTCTGCGGTGGTTTCATCCGCCAGCCCGTTCCTAGAGCGGGCTTACGAATGAACAAGGAGAAATCATGCACACACCAACCGACGACGAGATGGATCGCGCTCGCGTGCAGATCGAAAGCTTGGAGCAGCGGCACAACGCAATGGAGATGGACACGCCGGCTTGGAAGCAAACCATATGGGCGCAAGCTGGAATCGAGGGCTGGCTAACTGTGGCGCAGCGGGACGGCTGTGTTCTCACCTCCCTTGAAACCGAACTCAAACGGGCACAGCACCTAATGGGAGTTCCGGCCTTCGGCTATCCAGCCCATTCCTAGAGCGAGCTAGTTATCCGCTTGCGCCAGCGTGATCGGGTCTTCGTCCCCATAAGGACCGACGTTGACCAGCTTGTTCCTGTGTCCACATCCTGGGCAAAGAAAGAAACAGCCAACCTCGTCGATTTCAGGGTTGACAGCGGAAAACAACACTTCCAAGTCGCAATTTCTGCACTTCCACATGATCGTCTCCTGTGGGACTCGACCCATTAACTATAACCACCTCCCTCTCCAGGGAAAACGGGAGAACAGCATGGAGTACCGCGAACTATCGAATAAGGAAGTAAAGACGCGCAAGCCGCATCGCTGTGGATGGTGCGACGAGCGAATAGAAGCAGGCGAGCGCGCTCAAGCCCGCTCCTACATTTGGGAAAACGAGCCGGCGTCCTGCCACATGCACCCCGAGTGCTATGTGGCGATGGAAACGTACCGGCCGCAAAGCGATCTTTGGGATGGGTGGGCGCCTGGACAGTTTCAGCGCGGCACCCACGATGAGACTTGATAGCCGCTCATGCCCCGCGCGCGGCATGCAGCCACATGAGTCCTGAAAGAAGCGGCGGCGGGGAAGGACCCGCGAAAGGCGAGCGGCACCCATACCGGCATAGTTTTCAGTCGAGTTGGTGGCGTGGCGGACACGGCCCAGGCTCTGATCAAGCTCGCGCACTCTTCCGATAGCCGGTACTCAAGCCCGGCCCGCTTCTTTCAGGATTCATACCGATTAACAAGGAGAACGAGATGGCAACCGCAATCATGCTCGCGGGCTGCATCGCAGTAGGAATGTCCGCCGGTTGGCACGGCTTCAAATCACCTTGGCTGTACATCGGGACTGTGGGCCTGTGGCTCGTTCTGCTTGGCAGCGCGTTGAAAACGTAGTCCTCCCCCTGGTGCTGCCTAGCAGCCGTAGCTGCACGAAACGCGGCTCTTCCCCCAGACGTCACTGCGGTAGCGCCTTAGCCGCGCTGCACAACTCAACTTTCAACACGCGAAAACGGGTACGACAAACCGGTGCTTTATCCGGGGCGCAGTGACGTCTGGAAGAAGTGAATTTACGACTTACGCAGCCCTTCCCCCCCAGTTCAAGCAAGTCGCCTACAGCAATCTGTGGCCACGGAGCGTGATCGGCGATGCGCCGTGACTGGATGGCCGGAGGGCTGCACCTCACACGGAGACCGCCATGGACACTTTCCACGGTGATGAACACCTAGAAGTCCTGACCGCCTCGCCGCAGGAAGTAGGCGAAGTGATGCAGACCATCCACGCCTGGGATTCCGACGGGCATAACTCGCACTGGTGGGCGGCGCGGCTGATGGAATCGGACCTGTTCCGCGACCTGGACGTGTTCGACGCTGAACACATGCTGCGCGCGGTGATGCGTAGCGGTGACTCTCAAATGGCGCGGCTCCAGCTAAAGATCCTGGACGCGGTGCAGATTGAGTTGGAAGGCTGACCATGCGAACTCTTATCCGAACTCATTGGGAAGGCGTCGTGATGGCCGTACTGATGACCATCGCTTTCACCCTCGCCGGAATGTTGGACGAACCGGCGCCCACCCTCACCGCTAAAGACGACGGCCGACCGACGGCATACGCATCCAAGGACTGATATGACCGAAGCAACCGAAATCGCCGAATTGCCGCCGAAGGAATCCGCGCTGGCGGTGTACTCCAAGCCCAGCGGCCTGGAGCCGTGGCTGGAGAAGATCCGCTCAGAAGTGAGTGGCCATGTGCCGGACCTCAAGACAAAGAAGGGCCGCGAGGCTATCGCCAGCTTGGCGTTCAAGGTTCGCAAGGTCAAGACGGCCCTGGACGGTATGGGCAAGCAGTTGGTGGATGACCTGAAGGATGTGCCGAAGCGCATCGACGCCGAGCGCAAGCGCATGCGTGACGCGCTGGACGCCCTGGCTGACGACGTGCGCCGGCCACTCACGGAGTGGGAGCAGGCCGAGGAAGCACGGGTACAGCGCCATCGTGCCGCCATCGAATTGCTGGAAATGGCGGCCGCTACGCACGATTTTTCGTCCAGCACTCTGCGCAACACCATCGCGGGCGTTGAGACTCGGGTGGTAGATGAGTCTTGGGAAGAATTCGAGGCAGAAGCGCATCGCGTCAAGGCGAAGACTCTGGAGACGCTTCATAAGGCATTGGAGGCACGCGACAAGCACGAGGCCGAACAACGGGAGCTAGCCAGTCTGCGAGCCGCCGAAGCCGAGCGCGAGCAGAAGGAGCGCGAAGAGCGCATTGCCCGCGAAGCCGCTGAGCAAGCCCAGCGTGAAGCCGACGCCCGCGCCCAGGCCGAACGCGAAGCCGTGATCCGGCGCGAGCAGGAGGCCAAAGCCGCAGCCGACCGCCGCGAGCTCGAACTGAAGCTGCAAGCCGAGCAGGCCGAGAAAGCCGCGGCACAGGCCAAGGCGGACAAGATCGCCGCCGAGCAGCGCGCGGAGCAGGACCGTATCGCTGGCATTGAACGCGAGAAGCAAGCCGCCGAGGCCGCGCGCCTGGCCGAAATCAAGCGTCAGGCCGACACCAAGGCAGCGGAAGAGGCCGAAGCCGCCCGCCGTGAAGCGGACAAGGCCCACAAGGGCAAGGTCAACCGCGCAGCGCTGGCGGCGTTCGTACAGGGCGGCATGACCGAAGAGTGCGCCAAGTTGGCCGTCACCCTGATAGCTAAGGGGGAAATCCCCGCCATCAAAATTTCATACTGAGGACGCCATGAATGAAGTAATCGAAGCTCCGAGCCGCGAAGTGACCGTGCCCATGGTTGGACCCGCGGCTAATTCCCCGATGGGCATGATGCTGGCCGCGCTCAACCAGGGTGCGCAGCTGGATCAGATCGAAAAAATGATGGACTTGCAGGAACGGTGGGAACACCGCGAAGCCGAAAAGGCATTCAACGACGCCCTGGCAGCATTCAAGGCTGAGGCGGTTGAAGTCTTGAAGCGCAAGACGGTGGATTTCACATCCCAGAAGGGCCGCACCCACTACAAGCACGCCGAACTGTCAGACGTGGTGGAAGCGGTCGGGCCAGCCCTTTCGCGTCATGGGTTCGCCTGGAGTTGGAAAACTGCCCAGGAAGGCGGCTTGATCCGTGTGACCTGCATCTTGAAACACCGCCAGGGCCACAGTGATTCGGTATCCCTGGAGGCGTCTTCCGACCAAAGCGGGAACAAAAACAGTATTCAAGCCATCGCCTCGACTGTGACCTACCTCCAACGTCACACGCTGAAGGCCATCACTGGCGTCTCTGAAAAGGGCGACGACAACGACGGCAATGGGGCCGACAGCGCCGCTGAAGAGATCCGCGACGAGTGGA